CAGGGAGCGCACCACAAGCTCAAGCGAATGTAGCTGAAGCTCAACGAGCCACGACACCGCAGCAGTTGAGTGAAGGCGAAACATTCGCACCACAACCGGGTGAACCAGGATGAAGCACGACCGCGCAGATTGGGATAGAGCACTAGAAGAACGTAAAAAATCAGCTAGTGCCCCAGCAACAAAGATACAAACTGAGACGCAGCGTGCAGCTGCGATCTTAGGTAACAAGTTAGCCAGCGATCCACTTTGGATAAAATTCCAAGAAGAAGCTGCTAGGCATATTAACAAAGCACAGATGGCGAAAGCCACATATCAAGTTGCTTTGTTGGATGCTGCCACCGTATCTGCAGATGAGTTAACCAGAGCAAAAATAGGCTTCCATGCCCATCAAGCTATGATAGACTCATTTGAGATGATGTTAGACTTTCCAAATAAACACAAAAACAGTTGACGCTAATTAGTAAGTTTGATATAAACGCACTTGGGCATAAATGAGACTAGCCCACTCATGCGTCACGGCATAAACGTAGGTAAGAGAAATGAGTGATCAAGACGTAAATACCGAAGGTCAAGAAGACCACGGGTTCGACGAAAGCCAGATTCCAGATGAAGTACGGAGTCAAATTGAAAAACGAGCGCGAGATGGGTATATCCCAAAAGACCGCTACGATAAATCAATCGGCACCCTAAAGGATGAAATCAGTAACTTGTCAGCGAAGTTTGACGCTAAACAGGAACCAGCTCCAAAGGCAGATCCCGTTTACACCCGCGCCCAGTTACGTAGTGCAGTAGATGCAGGCCAGATCAATGATGATCAAATGGATGAAATCTGGGCTAACCAGGTTAGAAAGGAAGCAGTAGCTGAAGCTCGTAAAGAGACCGCAGCCGCAGCAACAAAATCATCAGCGTCTGACAAGCATACAGCAACGTTAAATGAATATTACAGCCATGTCGGTGACTTAACTGACGTATCTAGTGATAATCGTGTAGCAGCTGAACAAGCATATGCTGACCTTGTAGAGATACATGGTAAGCCACAAACTGCAGAAGATAAGTTGCGTTTAGATGTAGCAGCATGTCGTACAGCGTTTGGACCTTTAGATAAATTGAAAGGACGTGTTGATAGCTTGAAGAAGAGCGGTAAAAATGGCTCTCAAGAAGTTGGCGAAGGTGATGATGAAGGTGCACCAGCTAGCAAAGTTAAAGGCATACCTAAGAATCTTATATCTTATTATGAACCACTGATTCAACGTGGTATGTATAAAGATTGGGATGAAGTAAAAGCAGAACTTAAACACGCAAGCCCGACCGTTAAACAACGCCAAGGCATTAAATAGAATCACTTTGCCGTGATAACATGAGGTAAAACAATATGGAGTTTAGTTATACTCTCTCAGGAGCTACACCACGTATTCGTGCTGTAACCCTAGGTGAACAAAGCGATGTAGCTGGTGTTCCCTTAATCGCAGGTACAGCTGCTTTAGCTGGCCCTATCAAAGCATCTACCACAGCAGCTGTTGATACACTTGGCGTACAAACCAACGTACCCGCAGTATCTTATGGTACAGCTCAAAATGCAGATGGCACCTCGAATGCATCTGTAGCAAAAGTTGTAGTAAACCCAGACGCTGTATACAAAACGTTACTTTCTGGTGGCTCAACTGCAGATACTGCATTAGCTACGTACACAGAAACAACTGGTAGTACAACTGGCTTAGTAGCTACGTTTACATCGTTAAGCGCTAACTTCGACGAAGGCACTATCCACTGCACAACTGGTGCGAATAAAGGTGTCAGCCGACGTATTGCGTCTATCGCAGCCAACGCAGCCACAGTAACAGTAGCATTCCCTAAAGATATCGCAGCAGGCGATGTTTTTATTGTTCTACCTTACGCACCAGACTCAGCGCTTCAGTATGTACAGCTAACGTCAGATCTAACTCAGTTAGATGCGTCAGTAGCAACAGATACGGACAACGCAAACTTCCGCGTTGTAGAGCTTAAACTGGATAATACAGATAACAGCTATGCGTACATCGTAGCGGTTGATCACATGTACGGACAAGGGTAAGGAGTAGCTTATGTCAGCGCCACATTCATCAGATAATTTTGGGGATCTACTAGATCCACGATTCCAAAAAATCTTTAACGAGCAGTACGATCAACTACCAGATATGTTAGATCGTTTGTATACCAACGAAAACCATAACGGTCGTGACGACATGAAGTGGTCATCTGTTGGTACAGTACCGGATTTTGAAGAGTTCACAGGTAATGTGAATTACAACTCTCAAAACGAAGGTTATGATACTGTTGCTCTTGCAAAAGAATACACAAACGGTATCCAAATCGAACGTAAACTGTTCGACGATGATCAATACAACATCATGGATCAACGCCCACGTGCTCTAGCTACAGCAGCCCAGCGCACACGTCAGAAGCACGGTGCTCAACTATTGAACAATGCGTTCTCAGTTGATAACACTTTCGCGACTAACAGTGAAGGCGTAGCGTTATGCTCGGATTCACACACTACCACTTCAGGCGCTTCTACAGCATCTGGCTTTGACAACAAAGGCACATCAGCCTTGTCAGCTACAGCAGTTGCTGCAGCCCGCATCCAGATGGTTGGATACCGTGGTGATCAAGCAGAACGAATCAGCATCATGCCTGATGAGATCTGGATTCCGAACAACCTTTATGAAGAAGCTTACGAAATTGTTAACTCAATGGGTAAGTTAGATACGGCGAACAACAACCGTAACGTTAACGAAGGCCAGTACAAAATCGTTGAGTGGAACTACTTAACTGATAACAACAACTGGTTCATGGCTGATTCAACTATGCGTAAGCAATCTGTATTCTGGGTTGACCGTGTAGGCTTAGAATTCGCAATGGCAGAAGACTTCGATACCTTCATTGCTAAGTGGCGTTCATACATGCGCTACACTTCAGCGTGGGTTGATTGGCGTTGGGTGTTCGGCTCTCAAGTAGCGTAACACTGAAAAGGAGGCTACTAGCCTCCTTTTTTATATCTTATTCAGGAGAATAAACGTGGCTAATAAAGATTTTAATGATATGATCAGCAAGAACTCTAATGGCGCAAAGACTGGCGTTAGAGGTCCCAAATCTGATACAGTAAACGAATCAACTGTTAACTGGCCTGGCAACCCCGGCAAATCCGGCCCCGACCGTTCAGCAGGTGTAGAAAAAGTTAAGACGTCAGCCAAGTCTGACGGAATTTAAACCATCTTGGTAGCATAGGAGCTATAACGATGTCAGAACTATTACGCCCTTCACAGACAAATGATCTGTTAGACGAAAAGAAACGAATTCAGACGGCTTTGAAAGAACGCCCTGAGATGATCCAAGATAAGTCATCTGCGCTCAAACAAGTACGTCAGATAGACACAATGCTGCAAGATCAAGCACCTAAAAACTTAGGCGGTAAAGAGCGTGATAACGCTGTTAAGCGTGAAGCAGAGCTTCGTAGCAAGATGATCAATGGTATGCCATCTCAAGAAGAAATGCGAAAATGCCCAGCTGGTGCAATTAAAAAGCACACTCAGTGGGAAAAGAACAACAAGAAAGATTTAGCTGAGTGGAAAACTTTACAGTTACGCATGAATGTCGGCACCGATGATACTGATGTTGCTAACTTTGAAAAACACCGCCCAACTAAATCTACTTTAAACATGCACAACCAGATTGTAGATGGTCAGCAGTTCCATAACATTGAAAACGTCAATGGACGCGCTGTTACGTTCTCAAGCGAAGACTTAGCACTTATCAAAGAGCGTGCACCTGACATGGCTGGTAAGTTAGCATTGATGGATAACGAAGGCCGTCAAATAATCAAACAACAGTATATCTACGATTTTGTAGAGCCTACGAAGTAACGGAGTTTTAAATGGCATCATTTCCTTTTCAATTTGAAGCAAATTTCGAGGTTAGTGATGCCTCTGAATTCACGTCTACAGTTGGTACTCAAGTATCTGTAGACCACTACAAAGAATTAGCCCGAAACGGTTCTTGGGGCATACCCTACCGAGGTGCTTACGCATTAAAAGCAACACTTGGCGTAAATACTGATTCTTACGTACGCAGCACATCAATGACAATCGGCTCAGGCTCAGTTGGCCACGCCCGGTTTATGTTCTATATTGGTAAAGATGTAGCCGCTACCACAGACACAGATGTAATTTTATACACCACTGAGCCTGCAGCTGCAGCGTTCGGTTTACATATTGACACAGATGGCACCATACAATTCGGCGCTAGT